GTCGGCCGCGTGGCAGGGCCGACCGCGAAGACGTGCGGCGGACATGGCAAGGCCGTGTCCGCGACGAATACGCGAGCCGCGCGGGGTTCGCGTTCATGACCATGCTCCTGTGGTGGGCCATCGGGGCAATCGTAGAGGCGTTGGTCAGGAAGTGGTGGGAGGACAACCTGTGACTCAACAGACGAGCGACGCGATCGACGTCGGCATCCGTATCGCCAGGGAGTTCGGCTTCCCGGTGCTCGTCGCGAGCGTGGTGCTGTTTTGCGCCCGCGAGGCGGCGACCGCGCTCCATCACACCGTCGTCGTGCCGGTCGTGCAGTCGCACGCGACGTTCCTCAAGCAGACGAGCGAGACGCTGCAGGGCCTCGGGCGTGCCCAGGAGCAGCAGGCCGAGACGCTTCGCGAGATCGCCGCCGGGCAGCGCGAGATCCAGGCCGCCATCGGCAACGCCGGTGGTCGATGAGATTTTTTTCCGACGGCCTATAGTGCCAATCGGTGTGGGCTTCATAGGTTGCCGTTCGCGAGATCGACATCGACCACGCACCAACTCCAACCGAGGTAACCATGCCCAGCCCGAAGCTTCGCCTGCTGACCGACGAGAGTGTCGCGGTCGAGAACGAGATCAACGCCCTCCGCTCGCTGGAGCCGAAGGACGACGCCGACCGCGAGAGCATCGAGGGCCGGCTGAAGTCCGCCCAGGAGCGGGCCGCGAAGATCGCGTCCGAGGCCCAGCGCGAGCACGAACTCGACGCCGCCATCGCGTCGATGCAGGGCATCCGCAGCGCGGACAAGTCCCGCGAGGACGTCGAGCGGCAGTTCCGCGACGACGAGAAGGCGGAAGCCACGCCCGACATCCGGGCCGGCGTCCGGTCGTTCCGTTCGCTGAAGGTCGCCGAGGCCGTCGGCCGCTACCTGTGCGGCCTGGCCGGCGTCAGCAAGCGGGCCATGGGCGAGACCGTCGACGGCTACGGTGACGACTTCGTCGTGACCGAACTCTACTCCGCGATCGTCAACCGGCTGCAGTACCAGTCGGTGGCGATGCAGCTCGCCTCGATCTTCCGGCCCCGCGGCCAGAAGATCACGCTCCCCAAGTCGGGCGACGTCACGTTCGGCTTCGCGGCCGAGAACGTGGCGTTCACCGACCAGGACGTCGCGACGAGCGGTTCCGACCTGACCCTCTACGAGGGTGGTGCCTCGATCCCCGTGTCGCGGTCCCTCATCGAGGATTCGCCGATCGACGTCGCGGGCCTGATCGTGGACCGGTGCTCCTACGGTCTGTCCCGGTGGATGGACAACGTGGTGTTCGGCGGCAACACGGCAAACCCGGCGATCACCGGCCTCGCGGCCTCGGTGCAGGCTGGCAACACCGTGACGGTCGCGGCCAACGCTTCCACCACGGCCGCCAACCTCGCCGACGTCGTCGGCAAGGTGGACGAGGCCATCATGGGCACGGGCGCGTGGGTGTGCTCGAAGGCCGGCTACGTCGACCTCATGAAGCTCTGGGCGGCCCAGCAGACCACGATGGTGGTCGGCGGTGGCCGCGTGGTGCCGACCCTGTTCGGTGCCCCGGTCTACATCGTCAAGGGCCTGCCCTCGACGACGCTGGCCCTGTTCGGCGACTTCAGTATGTCGACCGCGGTCGGCCTGAAGGACACCGGGCTGGAGATCAACGTCGCCCGCGAGCTGCTCGTCCGCAGCCGCCAGTACCTGTACGTCGCCTCGACGCGGCTCGGCGTGAGCAATCACGGCCCCGAGTTCGTCGGTCGCCTCGCCAAGGCCTGATCCGATCCCTGTGACTGATTCCGGCGGGGGCTGGTTCCGCATCGCCAGCCCCCGCCGGCTCGCATGGAGGCCCGTGTGGCCGAACTGGTCCCAGTCCGCCTGACGTCCGAGTTCCGCGGTCATCCGGCCGGGGCGGTCATTCAGGCGACTCCGGGGCTGGCCGGCTTCCTGACCTCCACGGGGCGGGCCTCGCCGGCCCCCGAGGCCGCGGCGGCAAGCCGGTCTGACAAGCTGATCGAGCAGGCAGTGGTGAGGGGAGCCGGATCGTGATCGTCGCACCGCCTGACAATGTCGCCGTGGTCGTCGCGCCGGTGGTCGAGCCTGTCTCGCTCTCCGACGCGAAGGCCCAGATCGGCCTCCTGCCCGAGCAGGACGAGCACAACTTCATGCTCGCCCAGAAGATCTCCACGGCCCGCCGGCTGATCGAGCAGCGGCTCGGGATCACGATGGTGGCGACGAAGCTCCGCGGCGTGTGGCGGCAGTGCCCGCGCGTCGTGAGCCTCCCGGCCCCGCCGCTCCTGGTCGATGCCGACCATCCGATCACCGTGACCGTCGAAGGCGAGGCCGTGCCGTCCGGCGAGATCGAGGTCGACGCCGACGTCCTCCCGGGCGAGATCACGTTCGTCGCCCCGCGGCCCGGAAAGCTGGTCGTCGAGTGGTGGGCAGGCAGGCCCGCTGGGTTCATCCTGTGCCCGCTGCTCCACTCGGCGATCCTCATGTATGTCGACCACGCGTTCCGGAACCGGGGCGTGCTGGCGGACGACCAGACGGTCGTCCTGCCGGTGGGCTTCGACGATCTGCTCGCGGCGTCCTCCTGGTCGGGGAGGTACTGACGCATGATCGCCACCGGCCGCCTCACGCATCGGTTCGAGCTGCAGCGTCCCGTCCAGACCCGGAACGCGTCGGGCGAGAGCCTCACGACCTGGTCCAAGGTCCGGTCGTTCCTCGGCTCCTACGACCAGGAGACCTACAGCCAGGCCCAGCGTCGCGGCCAGATCGGCGGCAACCGCCAGGCGACGGTCGTCTGCCGGGAGTTCGACGGCGTCGACGCGTCGATGCAGCTCGTCTGCCACTCGCGCGGCGGCGACGTGATGAAGATCTCCAGCGTGGTCGAGCAGGACGGCGATCTGGTCCTCACCGTCGAGGAGGCCGTCGCATGATCTCGCTCTCCTGGAACTCCAGCTTTGAGCCGAACTCCTACGACGCCGACAAGCATATCGCGGCGCTCATGGAGGCCTATCGGTCGCTTCCACGGCATATCGCACGGAAACACCTAGGTGCCGCCATGCGTCGGGTTCTTCGCCCGGCAGTTCCGATCCTACGAAAGAACACGCCGCCGCTCGGACTGCGAACGGGCCGCAGAAAGAAGGGCGAGAAGGCTCGCTCGTCTGGAGCGCTCCGACGGGCCGTGACCGTGCGCGTGGGCCAGACTGGTCGAAACGGAGCGTTCAACTCTTTCGTCTACGGAGTTCTCGGTTACCGCGCGGGCCTTCAATCGCGCAAGGCGATCTGGCTCAACTTCGGGACGAGCCGCGGTCTTGGTGCCTATGAAATGATCGAGAAGACGATGTCCGAGTTCGGTCCTGTCGCTGCGAACCGGCTCGCTGAGGAAATGGCAAAGGCGCTCGAAAAGGCCGTCAAGGAAGACGCAGCCGGAAAAAACCCAGTGAGGGAGTTTTGATGGCAGGCGCCCCCCACAACTGGCTGAAGGCGGCAATCGAGGCCGCCGCCGGATGCACGGCCTGGCCCGTCGGGATGACCGGCGGCGGCGAGCCGCCGTACGTCATCTACACCCGCGAGCAGACCGCCCGCGAGCTGTCGCTCGATGACGAACTGAGCGCGACGCCCGGGCCGGGCGCGGTGCCCCCGCTCGCACGCTACACGGTCGCCGTCTACGCCGACAGCTACGTCCAGGCGTGGAGTATCGCCAACGCGATCACGGCCGCGATCCACCTGTTCGCGGGCGGCCCGGAGGATGCCAGCGGCGAGACCATCCATCAGTGCCTCGTGGCTGACGAGCGGGACGGCGACGCCGGCTACCTCGAAGGCCGCGAACAGCCCACATACACGGTCGAGCAAGACGTCGAAATCCGTTTTTCCTGAAGGAGGTTCCCATGCCGGATCCAGCCCCCACGTTTCAGACCAGCCACGGCACGACGTTCACCTTCAAGGGTGCAACGTACAAGTGCATCGACATCAGCCGCGAGGGCTCGGCCCCGGCCCGGGAGCGGGTCGACATGACGACCCTCGACGTCGCGCACGGCGGCGAGGCGGTCATGGTCCTGGCTCCGATCAAGCCGAAGCGCGACCCGAAGAAGTTCACGATCACCTACCGGACCATGTCGAACACGACGGAGATCCTGGAGGGCGACGAGGGGTCGCTGACGACGACGGGCGGCAGCGGGAACTACCGCGTCACCGCGGCCGGCGTGTCCCGCAAGACGGCCGCCTACGTCGAGGGGACCGCCACGTTCGAGGAACTGATCGCCGACGAAGTGACCGCCGCGGGCCTGACGATCTCCTGACCATGGTGAGCGTGATCCATGCCCGGAATCTATTCATCCCACGACACGTTCGTCTCGTTCAACGGCGTCGACATCGGCTACCTGACCGGCTACGACTGGGACGTCAAGGCCGGCCAGCTTGTCGATCGCACGAGCGCGGCGAGTCGTGTCGTGGGAACGGGCGCGAATGCACGCGTGGTCAAGGAGTACGACTGCACATCGGTCGAGCCGGTGACGCTGTCGTTCGCGTTTTGGGGTCCGCCTTCGTTCTCGATGGACGACGCAGGGATGAAGGCGACGATCGAGTTTGAGACCCCCGGGGCGTCGCTCTTGGGGCCGGCCATCCTGATGTCGTTCAGCCACGCCGGACGTTCCGGTCAGTGGTCAACCGGAGTCGCCACGTTCCAACTCACTGGAGCACTTTCCTGACATGCTGACGTTCGACGAACTGCTCGACCTCGCGGCCCGCAAGGGCGGTCCCCTCGAATACGAGGTGAAGGCCTTCGGCGGGAAGAAGGTCTTCGTCCGCGATCCGTCGAGTGCGGACATCGACGAATGGCGGATGTGGTGCCGGAACCACCAGGGCGGCGACAAGCCCATGGCGGCGAAGCTCGTCCAGATCCTGCTCTGTGACCAGCACGGCGACCGGGTCGTTCCGCAGACGGACGCCGCGCTGCAGCAGCTCGCGGACTCCAGCCCGAAGGCCATCGACGAGATCGCCCACTTCTGCCTGCCGCTGGTCAACGAGACCACCGACCAGGAGCTGGACGAGGAAAAAAAAGACTGAGGGCGAACCCGTGGGAACTGTTCACCTACCGGCTCGCCCTGGAAATGGGTGTCTGGGACGTCGAGAAGCTGAAGCGAAGGATCACGAAGCGGCAACTGAAACGGTGGATGGCGTTCTATCTGATCGAGCCGTGGGGCCAGCCGTGGCTCGTGGCCGGTCGGATGACGAACTGGGTGCGGGCAGCGTTCACGGGCAAGTACGACCGGCACGACGAGGAGCGGTTCCTGGTCACCTACCAACTGGGCGACGAGTTCCGCTCCAAGGTTCCGAAGACGGAAGACGAATTGGCTGACGAATTGGCGAGCCTCCCGGGGCTCACGAAGAAGGCAAAAACATGTCGGTCATCGGCAAAGTCTCGGCGGTCTTCACGGCCAACTCGTCCGGGCTCGTCTCGGGCGTAAACAAGGCGGCCTCGTCCATGCGACGCATGGAGGGGGCGACGGCCTCGCTCCGGTCGGGGATGAACGCCCTCGTCGCGATCCAGGGAGCCCAGCTCTTCGGCTCGATCGCGAGCACGGCGTCGAACTACGTCCGCTCGCTCGTGTCGATGGGGGCCGCCCAGGCCGAGGTGATCGACCAACAGTCGAAGCTTGCGGCCCGCGTGGGCATGACCTACGGCGAGTTTTCGGGGCTGGCCCTCGCCGGCGACCTGGCCGGCGTCGGCATGGACACGATCGCGAAGGCGGCCACGAAGGCCGACATCGCGTTCGTGAAGGCCCAGCAGGGCTCGAAGACCGCCCAGGCCGCGTTCGCCACGCTGGGCCTGTCGATGGACGAGCTGGCCGGCATGTCGGCCGCCGATCGGTTCAAGGCGATCTCCGCAGCCATCGCGGCCCTGCCAACGGAGGCCCAGCGGGCCGCCGCGGCGACGGCCCTGTTCGGCAAGGCCGGGGCCGAACTGCTCCCGCTCTTTGCCGGCGGCGCCGAGGGCATTGCGGAGGCGGCCGCCCAGGCCGAGCGGCTGGGGCTGGCCCTCACGACCGCCCAGGGCCAGGACGTCGAGGCCATGAACGACGCCTTCACGCTCGCGTCGAAGTCGATCGCGGGCGTGGTCCAGCAAGTCGTCGCCTACCTCGCGCCGGCGATCAAGAACGTGGCCGACACGTTCACGAACCTCGTCGGCTCGATCGGCGGGGCGAACATCGGCCAGGCGATCGGGAACGGGATCCTCCAGGGGGCGCGGTTCCTCGCCGGCATCGGCGACTACATCATCACGAACTTCTCGTCGGTGTTCTCCTTCTTCTCGGATGTCGGCGCGCAGTGGGGCGCGGTGGCCGACTTCATGCACCGGGCCGCGAACTTCATGTCGGGGGTGTTCAACGCCGCCCAGGCTGGCCTCGGGATGATCGTCCTCGGGTTCACCGGGGCGTTCGAGGGGCTCGCCACGATCGCCCAGCAGATCGGCCAGTTCCTCGGGTTCGACACATCCACGCTCGACGCGGTTGTGGCCGGGGCGCAGGCCTTCAACCAGGAGATCTCCAACGGGATCACGGAGAACATCAACGCAGCCCAGGCCGGGTTCGCGGCGGCGTTCGCGGAAAACACCGAGCCCGTCGGGCAGGCCGTCGCCGGCCCGCTCACGACGGCTCTCGATAGTGCGATTTCCCAGGCCCAGGCATCGGCCGCGCAGGTCGAGGAGTCTGGCAAGGGTGCTGCGGCTGCGATGGCAGAGCAGATCGCCGTCGCCGTGGAGCCACCGGCCGCCCTGAAGGGCGTCGACAGCCGGTCGAGCGACGGCGTCGCCGAGATGTTCCGCCTGATGCGGGGCACGGGCGCGGATGTCCAGGAGCGGCAACTCGGCGTGCTCGAACACATCGCCGACACCCTCGACAGCCAAGAGTCCGACTACCCCTTCGCCATCGACGGAGCCTGACATGGCCTGGGTGAGCTACGAACGCGTCCCGACGGGCATCGCCTGCAAGTACGGCGAAAGCATGCGCGTCCAGGAGAAGTGGCGGATCCGCGTCGACTCCCCGCAGACGAATCGGACCGACATCGTCGCCGGCGTGACGGCCACGATCGGCATCACATGGGGCTCGGCTCACTCCGAGTTCCCGGCCCTGAAGGCGATGGAGTTCGATCTCGCGCCGGCGACGGACGACGCCATGCTGTGGATGCTGACCGTCTCGTTCTACGTCCCGCCGCCCGGGAAGGTCGTTCAGGAGAACGGCATGCCGGAGGACGTCTGGGAGCGGAACGGAGGGGCGACCACGGTCCCGGCCTTCACGGACGCCTCGGGGGCGACGATCACCAACGCGGCCAAGGATCCGCTGGAGGGCTTGGAGAAAGAGCGCGAGGAGACGAGCTGGAGCCTGACGAAGTATTACGCCACCGAGGCAGCCCTCGATGCCGACGTCGTCGCCGCGGCTGGGCGAGTGAACAACGCCATCTGGGCCAGCTACGGCGTGAAGATGTGGAAGTGCTACTTCAAGGGCGCGAAAAGGCAGAGCATTTCAAAGCTCGACGGAGACGACGACGGCGGGGTACTGGAGTTCATCGAAAGCCGCTGGGAGTTCCGCCTCGACCTTGGCACATGGAAGGCCATGCCGTGGGACGTCGGCTTCATGGAACTCGTCGGATCGGAGCGGAAGGCGATCCTCGGGAACGACGGCAAGCCGGTGAAACAACCGGTTGCCCTCAACTCCAACGGCACGAAGAAGTCTCCGGGCCAGACCCCGAGCGTGATCAACAACGGCCAGGGCGCGGACCTGTACCCGTCGGCAAACTTCGGTAACATCTTCGGCACTCCGGGGATGTTGTGACATGGCCCGGCAGATCAAGTTCTCCGAGGGGGACGCCCGCCGGATCGCGGCCGCGACCCGCGCGTATGAGCGCGGCAACCGCGACCAGTCGCCGGTGCACTTCCGGACGGCCGGCGACGACGGCGATCCGATCCGGATCGGGAAGATCGAGTCGGACTGGCCTATCGGCACATGTGCCACGGTCACACTTTGGGAGGGCGAGGCCAGTTCCGGGGAGTCGTGCAAGCCGACGCAGACAAGCCCGGCCGCGACGATCGCGGACGTCCGCAATCTGTCGCGCGACGTGAAGGCCCAGTCGTGGGTAGAGATCGCGCGGGCCGCAGATGGCAAGTGGTATCTCGTCGAGGCGGGCTCGCCAGATGATGAAGGATCTTGCCGCAAGACCATCGGCGGCGAAGACATCACGAAATGGCCGGGATG